TTCTTATCTTTGCCTGGTTGACGACTAATGAGTATTTCAAGGAAATCACTGATTCAGATATAAGAAAAAGATTATTCCAAGAGAAAATGGAAAAGGAAGAAGACGACGTTCTTCCTATTGGATTTTTAGAAACAGGACTTCAAGAAGAAACATTTGTTGAAGAAGATAAGTTATGGGAAGTGGTTCCACCAGAAGAAATGTTTGCCTTATGGGGTGGATATAACTTTTAAGTGTGCTCTGAACACTACTTTTTAATAAATAGTTAATATAAAATAGATAAAGGGAGTACAAATGGCAACACCTCAATTATCTCCTGGGGTTCTTATTAGGGAGGTTGACCTTACAGTAGGTCGCGCAGATAATGTCCTTGATAATATCGGCGCAATCGCCGCACCTTTCCCTACTGGCCCCGTAGAAGAAGTTGTCGATATAGCAACAGAACAAGAACTTATAAAGGTCTTCGGTAAACCAATCTCACAAGATTCTCAGTATGAGTATTGGATGAGTGCATCCTCATTCCTTTCTTATGGTGGAGTTCTTAAGGTAGTCAGAGTTGATGACGATACTTTAGTAAATGCCAATGCAAAGAGAAATGCTTCTGGTATTTCTACTGTAGGTCAAGTAGACCTAAAAATCAAGAACTTTGATGATTATGAACTCAATTACGCCGATGACATTGCTGATTACATCTTTGCGGCAAAAACTCCCGGCACTTGGTCTAATAATCTAAAAGTCTGCATCATTGACGATAAGGCAGACCAAATTATTGAGGTTACTCCTCAAGTAGCAACCGCATCTTCAGTTGGTTATGGTGTAACGATGGCAATCGTTAATCAACCAGTTGCAGGTATTGGAACCACTACTCTATTCAATGGGTACTTAAAGGGTATTATTACAGGAGTTGGGTCTTCTTCTATTGATGTTAAAATTAACTCATTAGTTGCTGCCGGAACTACCACTGATATTCCTATTACTTATCAGCAGAGAAATCCTTGGGCATCTTTCACCAGAGGTAGTAATATAAGAGTAATCAATTCTTCTGGCGTTGGAGTGGCAACTACCGCAATTGGTTCTGGTGAAGACGCCGTTAAAGATTGGTATGATGACCAGTTCCTTGAACTAACCAATACTAGAATTCTGTGGAGTTCTATTGCACCGAAACCAACCACCACTCAGTTTGCTCTTGATAGAAATGCAAGAAACGATGCTATTCACGTAGCAATCGTCGATGACCTCGGAACCGTAACCGGAATTCAAGGAAATCTTCTTGAGAAACATCTCTTCCTGTCAAAAGCAGAAGATTCAATTTCTGCTGTAAATCCAGCACAACCTAACTGGTGGAAGTCTTACCTAGCACAATACTCTGATTATGTTTATGTTGGCGATGACCCTTCAGATGAAGCGAATGTAGATGAACCAGTATATCAAACTGGATTTAGTGCAAACTTTATTCCTTTCACTGCCGCACAAGGTCAATGGAATAATGCAGCGCAAGATAAAACATTTGCTGCCATTGGTAATGTAACTTATTCACTGTCTGGCGGTAAGAACTATACCCCAACTAATGGTTACACCGCAACCCTCGGCAATCTTGTTTCCGCCTATCGTCTGATGTCTAATAGAGACGAAGTTTCTCTTGATTATCTAATTATGGGTCCGGGTCTTGGGAATAAGTATGAGTCTCAGGCAAAGGCACAAGAAATTATTGCCATAGCAAATTCAAGAAAAGATTGTATTGCTGTTGTTTCTCCTCATCGCTCTGATGTTGTTGACGTAACCAATTCCAACACCCAAACTGATAATATTATTGAGTTCTTCTCCTCTCTGAGTTCTTCATCTTACGCTGTGTTTGATACTGGTTATAAGTACACTTATGACCGCTTCAATAATAAGTTCCGCTTTATTCCTTGTAATGCTGATGTGGCGGGTCTTATGGTAAGAACCGCAATTGATGCTTATCCTTGGTTCTCTCCTGCAGGACAACAACGTGGCGTTCTTAATAATGCAATCCGTCTTGCTTATAATCCAAATAAGGCACAGAGAGATAGATTATATCCACTGCGTATCAACTCCATTATCAATCAACCTGGAACCGGAATTATCCTCTTTGGCGATAAGACCGCTCTTGGATATGCATCTGCATTTGATAGAATCAATGTAAGACGACTGTTCCTTACTGTAGAGCAAGCACTTGAAAGAAGTGCTCAGGCGCAACTGTTTGAACTCAATGACCAGATTACCCGAGCAAACTTTATCAACATTGTAGAACCTTATCTACGCGATGTTCAGGCAAAACGTGGTCTTTATGATTATCGAGTTATTTGTGATGAGACTAATAACACACCAGAAGTTATTGATAATAATGAGTTTAGAGCAGATATTTTCCTCAAACCCACCAAGTCTATTAACTATGTAACTCTTACATTCGTTGCCACAAGAACTGGTGTCGCTTTTGAAGAAGTGACTGGTAGAGTTTAATTATAAAAAACCACAATAAGGAGGAACTTCTAAAATGTCTACTTTACGCACAATTACTGGATTTAAAGAGCGCCTTGCCGGTGGCGGCGCTCGCCCAAATCTATTTGAAGTATCAATCCCTTCAATGCCTGAAGGTGTGGATTGGGGTTCAGAACAGCAAAGAACATTCAATTTTCTTTGTGAATCAGCAAGTCTACCTGCATCAACTGTTAATCCAATTGATGTTCCCTTTAGAGGTAGAATTCTAAAGGTTGCTGGAGACCGCACTGTTGATGTTTGGTCTGTAAGCGTTATTAACGATGAGGACTTCCTCATTAGAACCGCATTTGAACAATGGGCAAACCTTATCAGCAAACTTGATAATGCAACTGGTGCTACTTCTCCTGCTGCTTATATGAAAGACGCTCTTGTGTATCAGTTAGGTCGCGGTGCTGATAGAGGTCGATTCTCAACTAATAATAGTCAATCTGGTAATGATACTCCAATAACTCCACTAAGAAGTTATAAGATGTATGACATTTGGCCTTCTGCCATTGGTTCGATTGAACTTTCTTATGCTGATTCTAACGCAATTGAAAGATTTACTGTTGACTTCCAGGTTCAGTGGTGGACTGTTGGTGAGGAAACTGATCAGACCGGCGTAGAGATTAAATAAATACCTTAACATAATAACCCCTTTAATATGGCAAAACTTTTTGGTTTTTCAATTGATGATACGACTAAATTAAGTCCAACGACAGTATCCCCCATCCCTCAAAATAAAGAGGATGGGGTTGATTTCTATCTTACGTCTGGATTTTTTGGGTCTTATGTTGATATTGAGGGTGTTTATAGAACCGAATATGACCTAATTAAAAGATACAGAGAAATGGCACTTCATCCAGAAGTTGACAGTGCCATTGAAGATATTGTAAATGAGGCAATCGTTTCAGATACTAATGATACTCCGGTTCAGATTGAACTATCAAATCTGAACGCAAGTGATGGTATAAAGAAGATAATAAGAGAAGAGTTCAAATATATTTTACAACTACTTGACTTCGATAAGAACTGTCACGAAATATACAGAAACTGGTATGTTGATGGCAGACTTTATTATCATAAGGTAATCGACCTAAAAAATCCAGAACTTGGAATACAAGAATTGAGATATATTGACAGTCTCAAGATGAGGTATGTCAGACAAGCAAAGAAAAATAAAAAAGATAATACCGCCAAGGTTCAAAATAGATTGGGTGAAGTAGACCCAATGAATTATGAGTTTCCTGAGTTAGAAGAATATTTTGTTTATAATCCAAAACCAACTTATCCTTTAACAAATACATCTATTTCCGCAACCACCTCTACCAATGGACAAGCAAATGGTGGGGTCAAGTTTGCCAAAGATAGTATTGTTTATTGCACTTCTGGTCTGATTGATAGAAATAAAAACATTACACTTTCTTATCTTAATAAGGCAATTAAGTCTCTCAATCAACTACGAATGATTGAAGATAGTATTGTCATTTACCGAATGGTAAGAGGAACCGAAAGAAGAATCTTTTATATTGACGTGGGTAATATGCCTAAGGTAAAGGCGGAGCAATACCTAAGAGAAACGATGATGCGCTATAGAAATAAACTGAATTATAATATTGAAACTGGCGAGGTTCAAAATGATAGGCGATATCAAAGTCTTATGGATGATTATTGGTTGCCAAGAAGAGAAGGTGGTAGAGGAACCGAAGTAACCACTCTTCCTGGGTCTAATAATCTCGGAGAACTTACTGACCTCAATTATTTCCAAAGAAAACTTTATAAGTCTCTCAATGTTCCTTCTTCAAGAATTGATGGTGAAAGTGGTTTCAATCTTGGTCGCTCATCAGAAATCTTAAGGGACGAAGTTAAGTTCTCTAAGTTTGTAGGAAGACTAAGAAAGAGATTCTCAAGATTGTTTGTTGATTTACTAAGAACCCAACTTATTCTTAAAAACATAATAACCCCAGAAGACTGGGAAAAAATGAGTGAACACATTCAGTTTGACTTCCTTTATGATAATCACTTTGCTGAACTTAAGGAATCTGAACTTCTTACAGAAAGACTGAATATGGTTTCTGTTGCAGAACCTTATATCGGTAAATATTTCTCACAAGATTATGTCAGAAGAAATATCCTAAGACAGACCGACGAGGAAATTATAGAACAAGATTTACTTATTCAAAAAGAAATAGAAAATGGCGTTATTCCAGACCC